CGCATGAAACCTAAGCATGGAACGGGGCTTAGGTACTGAAGGATTACAATGACTGTAAAACTAAAGTATCGTGGTGTAACTTACACTAAAACTATCAAAGATTAATTTAATGAAAACAATTGCACTTGCTCTCGCAGCCACCACATTAGCGTCTGCACCTGCATCCGCTGGCGTGTACATCAACGCTGAGTCCAATGATGGATACTCAGGCTCTGACTATACTGGCAGAGTTGTCGATGTACACGTTGGTTACTCAGGTTCTGTTAAAAAGTTTGACTACTATATTCAAGGCGGTCCAGCATTCACTGCTGTCGCTGATGTAGATGGTACCAACACAGAACTATCTGGTAAGCTTGGTGGTACTTTTAATGTATCACAGAAGCTAGGTATCTATGGTGAGTTCTCAGGTATCTCTAATGGAGATGAGGACAATAGCTATGGTACCAAGCTTGGTGCTAAATTCACCTTCTAAACACCTACGGCTGGGGCAGCGGAACTGTCCCACATATTAATTCTATAAACATTTAAAACAATGCCTTTTAATCAAAATACTGCAGCTGGTACAGTTGTATATTCTCCCGGTGAATTCTTCTCTGGTAAAGTAGTTGCTAATGACTACATAATTGACTCAGCTGATACTGGTGGTAACCTCCCTAGTGGTGGTTCTAACGGTGCTACTTATAGAACACCTTTGAGTGTTTCTTTAGGTAAGTACGAACGCCTTGTATTTAGAGTTTGGCTTGACTTTGTTATTGATGCTGATTGCGATCTTAAGTATAAGATTACAACACCTAGCGGTGCTTCCGCATTCCGTGCTGTATCACACATCTCTGCACTACCTGCAGCAGCTGGTACAGATGCTCTAACTACAGCATTTGAAACTACAGCAACTGGTGTAGCAGAAGCAACTTTAACAGGTTCTACTGATGGTACAGTTCTATATGCTATCGATGGTAGTGTAGTGAACGGTGCTACAGCTGGTGATCTAGCTATTCAGATTGCACAAAACACAAACAATGCAGCTGACCTTGTTCTAAAGGCTGGCTCATATATTGAGTACATGAAGTTCTAAGTGAAGAAGTTCAATGAACTATGGCTAGTAGTATTTTTTGCTCTAGCCTTTTTCATACACATAGAAGTACTACACGTTAACTTCCATAGCAGAGAGGCACCTCAGTGTCGGACCTCTCTGTAATTGGCTCTGGCCCAAATGAATATCTACGGAGAAAACATTTGGATACCCTCAGCCGTCGACGGTGGGAAAAGACCACAACCTACAACTGAATAATATCTTGAACGTTCGAGAGTCCGTAAACAATACACACTCTCTATTGAAATGGCTAATACTTTAGCAACCAGTATAGGTAGTATTAATAATACCAGCCAAACCCCATTAGGTTTAGGCGTTAGTTATGATACTAAGTATGCTACATATCTTAAGCTGTTCTCAGGTGAACTATTTAAAGCCTATGAGTCAGCAACAATTGCAAAGGGTACTGTACAGAACCGTCAACTAAAGAACGGTAAGTCACTACAGTTCATCTTTACAGGTCGTATGCAAGCTGCATACCACACACCCGGAGAACCAATCCTAGGATCTGGTGATCCTCCAGTAGCTGAGAAGACCATCGTCTGTGATGACCTTCTAATCAGCTCTGCATTCGTATATGATTTAGACGAAACACTTGCTCATTACTCACTTAGGTCAGAGATTTCCAAGAAGATTGGTCACGCTCTAGCTGAAGCTTATGACAAGAAAGTCTTCCGTACAGTTGCACTAGCAGCTCGTGAAGCACATCCTATCACAGCAGCTCCCGGTCCAGAACCCGGTGGTTCAGTAATTCAAATTGGTTCAGGTAACCAGTATGATGCACAGAAATTAGTAGATGCATTCTTTGAAGCAGCTGCTATCCTTGACGAGAAAAATCTACCTAAGTCTGGTAGAACAGCGGTACTAAACCCACGTCAATACTACGCACTGATCTCTCAGGTTGATTCTAACATCCTTAACAGAGACTATGGTAACAGCCAAGGTAACTTAAACTCTGGTGAAGGTCTTGTATCTATTGCAGGTATCGACATCAAGCGTTCTAACAACCTACCTTTCAAAGCTGGTACAGTTAATTCACAAGCTGGTGAGAACAATGCATACAACGGTGACTTCTCACAGCACGCTGGTCTTATCTATCAGAAAGACGCAGCTGGTGTAGTAGAAGCAATCGGTCCACAAGTACAAACAAGTGGTCACGATGTTAAAACAATGTACCAAGGTGATCTAATCGTAGGTCGTCTAGCTATGGGCGTTGGCACACTTAACCCTGCTGCTGCTATTGAAATCCAAACTGCTTGAGGTAAACTATGTCAGTTACACCGGGAGTTTCAAAGACTAGAACTATCTCCGCTTCTAATGGTATTAGTGGTGGAGTAGGTTCTACTACAACTAATGCGTTAACACCTTTAGAGTATGGTAGACAAGTCCAATCGGATGGTTTATCTGCTAGAGGGGAAGCTTAATATAAATTTTAATTATGGCTAATGCTGCAACAGCCGCTGGAAACAATGGTGTTTCTGGTGCAACCTCTACTACTACAGCTTTGCGTGCTTCTGTATCGCAAACTGAAGGTGGTAGTTTCTCAAGATCAGATGTAAAGTCTGAAACTAAAAACCTACGCTTTGCTTATACAGGCGTAGAATGTGATACTCCAACAGTATCCAGATAAACATGGGGAGCTTCGGCTCCCTTTTTTTTATTCATAAAAATTATTATGCCTATACCTACCACTAATGCTACAAAAGAATTACCTGCTGTTAATCAAATACTTGCATCAGTAGGTCAGGCTCCTGTAACAACACTTGATCAAACCAACCCAGACGTTGCGATTGCATACGATACGTTGTTAGAGGTATCAAAAGAAGTACAAGCAGAAGGCTGGACTTTCAACCAAGAATTTGAAATCGACCAAGCTGTTAATGCTGATAAAGAGATTGAGATAGCAAATAATATATTACAAATAGATTTATCTGAAAGTTATAAAGGAGATAAAGATGTAGTTAGAAGGACAAAACCCGGTGAAACGCAAGCAAAATTATATGATAGATATAATCATACATATGTTATAGGTGATACAACATCTGATACATTTGAAGTTGATGTAACTTATTTCTATGACTGGGTAGATATACCGTATGCTGTTCAAAACTACATCACAGCTAAAGCTGCTACAATTACAGCACAACGTATTGTAGGAGACCCAGCTTTGATCCAGACATTACAACAACGAGAAGCATTGGCTAGAGCTAACGCACTAGAGTACGAATGCAACCAAGGTGACTATACTATCTTTGGACACCCCCACGGAAAGAGAAGTTATACCAGCTATAAACCTTATACAGCTTTACAACGCTAATGGCAAGTGTTACACAACGTGTCCCGAATTATTTAGGTGGGGTATCTAAGCAACCAGATGATAAGAAGTTTCCGGGTCAAGTTCGTGAAGCTCTTAATGCTTACCCTGATCCTACATTTGGTCTACAGAAAAGACCGGGACTTAAATTTATAACCACTCTTAAAGATGGAGGTGGTGATGAGAAAGGTACTGATGGTTCCGACTTTGATGCTACTGATTTAGATACAGGTAAATGGTTCTACATCCACCGTGATAATGATGAGAAATATATAGGGTGTATTGTAGGTAATGCTACAGCTAACAATGCTAAGATACATATCTGGAATGCTGAAACAAAAAATAAAGCAGAAGTAACTTACCCTAGTAGCTCCCAAGCGTATCTTAATAGTGTAGTTAAAGATGACTATCATGTACTAACTGTACAAGATACATCTATTATTACTAATAAAACTAAAACAGTAGGTGTACAAACAGGTGCTACTTTCAATGCTAAACGTCAAGCTACAGTAAGATTACGTGGTGTTGATAATAGTTCAGCTTATAAAGTATATATAACAACAGGTGGTAGTACACAAACTGCTACGTACACAAGTGATTCATCTGCTACAGCTGCTGAAATCTTAACTGGATTAGAAAGTGCTTTAAATGGATTAAGTATATCTGGTTTAAGTGTTACTAAATTAAATGGTTCACTTGAGTTAACTCATTCTGCTGACTTTACAATAACAACAGACGCTGGTATTGATGGTCAACAGTTAACTAGTTACCAAGATACAGTTAATACAATAGCTGATCTACCTACAGAATCTAAACATGATAGAGTAGTTCAGATAGTTAATACAGCTGCTACAGGTGCAGATGATTACTATGCTAAGTTTGTAGCTAACGCTGGTAGTGGTACTGGTGAAGGTTATTGGGAAGAAACCTTAGGACATGGTATGTCTCCGGGTTTAACAGCTTCTACAATGCCACATGAATTAGTCAATAGTGCTACTGATGTATTTATCTTTAGACCTATTACATGGACTAATAGATTGGTAGGAGATGATACAACTAATGCTCACCCATCGTTTAATGGTAAGACTATACAACAATCTTTCTTCTATAATAATAGACTTGGGTTTCTATCTGAAGATAATGTTATCTTAAGTCAATCAGGAGAATTCTATAATCTTTATAGTAGTACAGCTCAAACAGTTAGTGCAGCAGACCCTGTTGATTTAAACTGTTCTAGTATTAGACCTGCAGTTTTACATGGTGTTATACCAGTAGCCTCTGGTTTGATATTATTCTCAGAGAACCAGCAGTTTATTATGTACTCTGCTGATGGTAACTTATCACCTACAACAGCTATTATACGTGGGTTGTCTAACTTTGCAATGGATAAGAATATAGACCCTGTTGATGTAGGGACTAATATTAACTTTGTAAGTAAGACACCAGCCTATGCTAGAGTGTTTGGTATGACTCCAAGAGGAGAAGGTCAGATACCAGAGGTAACTAATTTAGGTAAGGTTGTAGATGAGTATATACCACCAACAGTTGATAGTTTAATTGCTAGTCCTCAGAACTCATTTATAGCTTTATACGGCTCTGCTTTAGATACTGTATATTTCTATAGAACACATAATGAAGGCAATCAAAATGTATTACAAGCTTGGTTTAGTTGGAAACTACCGGGTAATGTACATCATTTTGTTGTTGATTCAGATGTTGTATACACTATAGTTAAAGTAACGACTGCTACAAACACATTTAGATATGTTCTACTGAGTGCTAACCTTAGTGCTACTGCTGAAGATGAGGTTATCACTACTACAGATGGTATAAAAATCAATCCTTATATGGATTTATATAGTAAAGCTAGTAATGCTGGTGGTACTCATACTGTTGAATATGATCTTGCAACAGGCAATAGCAGATGCTATATACCCTATACAGATATAACTTCAGCTATACCTATCATCACTATTGCTGGTGATGCAGCCGCTAACTTTACTACTGATATTCCTACTGGTCTGGTAATCACACCGACTAGAGGATCAGATACTAATGGTCCTTATTTTGAAGCAGAAAATATAGATTTATCTGCTAATGATGTTAAGACTAAAGTTATTGTAGGGTATACATT